GCGTTTGACCTTACTAGCGTTCTCGCAATTTCTGGCCCAGGTTCAACTAGTGGTACTTACGGTGGTAAGATCGCTGCGTTCCCTGAAGCCACTACGATCCAAGGTTGGACCGTTTCTGCAGCGGAGTCGCTGGCAGGCACTGGTATCCCAGAGCTTCAGTTCCATATTCAACAGCAAGCTGTTGTGGCTGGAACTCGCAAGATGAGAGCACTCTGGACGTTAGAGGCTTCTCAGGACCTCAAGGCTTATCACAATCTTGATCTGGAGCGGGAACTTACTGATCTTCTCAGTAAAGAGCTTTCGTTAGAGATCGACCGTGAGATTCTTGAGAATCTGCGAATGCTGGCGTATGGCCTTAACGGCACTGATACGCATGGCAATTGGAAGGCATCACAGTTGGATAATGGGAATTCAAATAATTTCCAGCAGACGCATCGCCAAGGCCCTACTGCTAACGCTGCTGGCGTTAATACTGATGGCTTTGTTCCTAGTGCGTTTACGTTCGCTCAGAACGATGGTAATGGCTTTAGTCAACCGTCTACGTCTGTAGATTCCAACGTTTATGTCATGGACTTTACGCAAAGTTCGATGAGTTTCAGTCCTCGTCACGTTGGCGAGACCTATGCTAACCTGTTGGCTATGATCAATATGGCTTCTCAAGACATCTACCGTACCACGCACCGTGGTCCAGGTACTGTTATTATCACTTCCCCGCTTATTGCGAGTTTCTTAGAAAGCGCAGCGAAGCTTGAAGGTGGTATTGAGAACTCAGATAAGCCTACTAACATGGGTAACACGATTGCTTACAAGGGTAAGTTTGCTGGTAAGTATGATCTGTACGTTGATCCACTTTGGCCTGAGGATGAAATCCTCCTTGGCTACAAGGGTGCTAATGCTATGGATGCAGGCTTTGTGTACGCTCCGTACATTCCGCTACAGCAACTGCCAACCGTTACGGATCCAGAGAGCTTCCAACCTAGGAAGGGTATCTTAACTCGTTATGGTATGGCATCGATTACTCCTGCACACCGCTTCTATCGTGTGCTCAGAATTGTCGGTCCTAACGCCAACTACCTGACTACTCCGTTCGCTCGGAATGCGTCTGTGAATGGTGGTGCGGTAACTGGTTACAGCTAAGGTAACTAGTTATTAGGAAAAGAAAGGGGTTGGGAGCCATAAAAAGCTCTCAACCTTTTTTGTTTAGGGGTATATAAAGTAGAGAGATTTATTTATGGTACATCAACCTTCCCCCGCTGGCCCTTTACGTCCTATAGTAGCGTCATATGGCGATTCTTTTGGGACTTTTAAAGGCACGGGTCTCAATGATCAAGTTTCTACTGGTGATATAGATCAGGATAAACTCAATAAAAATACTTTAGTTGATGGTGTAGAGTTTAATACATTTGAAACTACTATTAAGGATTATATATTATCTAAGTTAGGGCACCCCGTTGTGCGAGTAGAGTTAGCTCCCCTGCAATTAAAGATTGCTATTGATGAGGCTACTACTAAACAATCTAACATACGTGGTTTATAAGAAAACCCTCCTTAGTATTCAATCACAAGCAGGGACTCTGGAGTTTGATTTCTTTATTAAGTATTTCCAGGACAATCATTTGTTCGGGGATATGGCAGTTGGTGAATTTTATCTTATGCAATCTCATTTAGAAACGATGAGAAAAGTATTATCTCAAGAAGGCTCTTTTGATATTATTAATAATAAATATTTACAATTATCTCCTAAACCTGTACAAACTCCTCAGGTGGTGATACTTGAGTATAGAGCAGTAGATTCAAATACCATACATCCTGCTTATAGGAATTGGATACAACAGTATGCCACCGCTGTTTCTAAGGGTATTTTAGGAGAGATTAGAAGCAAGTATACTATGCTACCTTCTCCTGGTGGTGGAGCACAACTAAATGGGCAAGCTTTAAAGCAGGAAAGCGTCCAAGAGATGGAAAAGTTATCTCAACAATTACTGCAAGAAATTGAAGAACCGCCAGCGTTCACCATGTTTTAAGCAATGAAGAAGAACTACAAAGTAACCACTCCTATGCCTATGATCCCTGATATAGATCATGAGGATAGTGAGCTTAGTTTATTTGATCCTACCAATCCAGATATAAACCTTTTTAATCTGGTTGACGATGAGATTATTAGGCTAGGAGGTTCTAAGCTTTATTTTTACAAGTTCTTTAGAAGTGAGGATGAGTATGATGATGTCTACTTGGAGATCAAGAATAAGGCGATCCACTCTGAGCCTAAGCTGGTTCATGGTCATTACGATCCCAAAGTCTTGGAAGAGAACCTCACTGAATTTGGTATAGAAATAACCAATGATCAGATATTTATATTCAATAAAAGTTACATAGAACAGAAGTTGGGTAGGTCAGTCATACCTGGAGATATCGTAAAGCCAGCATTTCAAAATCAGAAGTATGAGATATTTGAAGTACAAGAAGATGCTTTCGAGGCTTATGGAGTTTATCATCTAAATTGTCATGCCAAACTCCTAAGAGATTCATCAGAGATTCAAGATACTCCTTTAGTTGATACTTCCGATTTTATGGGAGGCTATGAAGGTCAGGAGAGTGTGGTATAATGGCTAAAGTAGATCCTCAATCTTTAATAAGTAATTTTTCCACTAGCTCTCAGATAACTGATATGCAGGAGACTTATGAGACCTCTAAAGGTTCATTTGCTTATAACGCATCTTCAAGGAATGCAAAAAGGACTAAAGAACTTAAAAAACAATTATTAAACCTTTATAGGAAAGAAAGCAATATTCCTAGAATTTACAAGGAGACTCTAAGAGCAGTTATACATTTATTTAATAATCTATCCATCATTGATTCTGAGGAGAAACTCGTACAAGTTAAATGTATGCATGGCAATCCAGAAAGGGTAGTTGCCAAACTAAATCAAGAAGATAATATTATTCTTCCAATGATTACTGTAACTCAAACCACTAGTGATAACGATGATAAGAGAAGAAGGTATACGCCTCTTTTGGTCCATGAGAGGTATTGGGATACTAAAAAGGAAAGAGCCTTTAGGTTATTGAGCTTTGTCCCTCGGCCTATTAATATTAATTATAATATTAATTTCTGGTGTAAGTATAGGGCAGATGTAGATCAATTATTGGAGCAAGCAAGGATAAACTTTAATCCTGAAGCGGAAATTAACACTCCCTTTAGCACTAGGACTAAAGCGTATATAATAGGTGAGGAGGACAATTCCCAGTCAGCAGTAGGGGATACCGCAGATAGAGTAATTAAAAAGACCCTAAATGTAACAGTAGAAACATATGTCCCTAGCCCTAAATTCGTAATAACCTCAACAGGTAAAATTGAAACGTTTAACGTAGAAGCTGCATTGTATAAAAATTAAAAATATTATCATCAGTTTTCCGTAATATGGCTAAATATCATAGAGGACATTATAATGAAGGTAAAAAAAACTAATACTAATAAGATTGAAGAAAATATACACCTGAAATATATACCTCAAAAATCAGTAAGAAATGAAAGCTTACAATCGTTAGAGATTTATTTTGTGAAGGAATCGGGTGAAGTTGATAGTTATTGGCTACAGCCTAAAGAAGTACTTAATATACCTTCTACTGGAGTTACGTCTCAGTTGAAATTGCTCCAAGAGAGAAGAATGATAAAGATGAGAGACGTTTAGGATATAAATTATGCCATCATATGTAAGTCCAGGTGTTTATGTAATTGAGAAGGATTTCTCGCAATATGCTCCAGCAGTTAATTCTTCTGTAGTTGGGTTAGTTGGGTTTGCGTCTAAAGGGCCTACCAATAAAGCTACATTAATTACAAGCCCTAATAGACTAATTGATATTTTTGGGCTTCCAAATGAATCTATTACAGGCCAAGGGCTAGAAGGTGCATTGGAAATTTTAGAGGCGACCACTAGTATGTACTATGTAAGAGCAGCAGGCTCTGATGCTGCTGATGCTTCCGCTTCTGTAAGTTTCGGGTCTTGTCCTGCGATTGCAGTATCTAATGCTTATATTGGAACTGAGTCAGCAGCTACAGACGAACAAAACGCTCAACATTATACTTTTCGAGTCCAAGTAACAGACAATGCGGGGGTTGCGAAGTTTACTGCTCCAGGTAAGCTATTTTCGGTGCCTTCGGGAACCATTACCGAAAATACAGATGCTTCCAGTCAAGGAGTGGCTTTACGAAAGGTAATAGGAGGGTCTCTTCAAACTGGACATGTTGGTGCTTTTTTTGATGGCACTACTAATGTGTCTGGGTATATTGCAGGGGCATATGCGGGTTCTGGAGCTTCAATAAGCGTATCCGCTTACTCTAGTACTATTGCGGGTGCGGTTGTACCGGCAGCAGGGGCAAGTGGAGCTACAATATTATCTCAAGTTACTGCTTCTGGTGGGGACACCTCAGGGACTCTTGCTAGTTCTATAACTGTGTATGGGTCTCAATTTGCGGATTCTACTGCTGCTAAGGGGTTTGGATATAAGGTAGAGTCCCTGCACCCAGGAGCAGGGTATAATTTAGGAACTAAAGCTAATGGTGATACTAGTGGAAACAGTGTAACTATTACAAACGCAAACGGTGAATATTTTGATATCAAGATTAATGAAGACGGAGTTTCACAAGAAGCTTTCAGAGTTTCTT